CGCTAGAGGAGATTAGAAATCATGAAAATTAATAACGTTAAAATTAAAAACTTTTTATCTATAAAAGACGCCAAGATTGATTTTGAATCTTACTCTAATTTAGTTCGCGTTGTAGGTAAAAACAAAGACACCAAACCTCACAGCTCTAATGGTGCTGGTAAAAGCAGTATTATAGAAGCTATAGTATTCGGCTTATTTGGAAAGACTATAAGAAAAACTAATGATAAAAGTTTAATAAACCATCACACCAAAGGAAAGTGTGAGGTAGAGATAACCGTGAACGACAACATCGTCATTCACAGGGTAAAGAGACCTCCTATGTTAACCGTAACCGTTGACGGGGAGAACGTTACTCAAGATGGGATAATGACCACACAGAAGTATTTGGATAAGATTTTAAATACTAATTTCTCTGTGTTTTTAGCGTCAATGGTCTTTGGGCAAGCAAACAAAACTAACTTTCTTACGGCAACCGCCGAAGAGAAGCGAAACATTATACAAAGCTTTTTAGATATTGGCGACGTATTTCAATACCGTAAAAACATCAAGTCTAAGAAAGGGAAGGCATACCAAGAAAAGAAAATCGCAGAAACGCTATGTAATGAGTCGTTAAAAAAGAAAGAGAAGCTTGTAGCTAAAATAAAAACCGTTAAAGATTTTAAAAAGCAGTCCAAAGCCCTTCTAACGTCTTCAAAAGCTAAGTTGTTCCACAAACACTCTATCTCCGAGCTACAATCAAACGAGCAAGATAGGTACACCACGCAAGTTGAAATAGAGTCTGCCAGCCATGGATTAAGTAGAGCCGGTATTCGTATGAAAACAATTAGACAGAAACTAAAAACATTCAAGTTTCAACCTTGTGAGTTTTGCGGTGAACCCCCTTCCACTGAAAAAGCTTTAGTTTTAGACTGGGAAAAGGAATTGGATAAGTGCACCCTTACTTTCGCAGAATACAAACAGCAAATTAAGGATTTAAAAGAGAAGATAGACACGTTTGGCGTTGTCATTACTCATCAAGACTTTGATTTGTTTGAGAAATTTAAATCATTTGATACGGAGCATAAGATTTTAAATGCTCAATTAAGAGAACATACTGCTTTTATAAAGAAGCATCAAAAACAAGTTGAGGATGCACAACGAGATTATGACCTTATGCGTTTTTGGGAACAAGCGTTCTCTGAGCAAGGCTTAATAAAGTTTGTAATTCGCAATATCCTAACCTTTTTCAATGACCGAGTGAACTACTACTTGAAATTCTTGAGTTCTTCAAATTTTTCCATAACTTTTGACGAAACTTTGAAGGAAGAAATCTATAATAAAGGGACACTAACTTACTTCGACGCTTTGTCGGGGGGAGAGAAGAGAAAAACTTCACTTTCTATCATGTTAGGCTTAAATGACCTTCTTTTGCTGTCTGGCAAAGAGCGGTCAAACCTTATCTTCTTTGACGAGGTCGCGGATTCCTTAGATGAGGGTGGCGTAAAGGGTTTATATGAGTTGATTATGGAGATTTCTATCAACAAGAAGGTTTTTGTCATAACCCACAATGATTACTTGAGCTCTCTTTTGGAGGACGAGTCTGAAAATTTAAACGTTTTGAAAAAAGCAAATATAACTAACATACAATAATGAAAGATTTTAACTTAGAACCTATAGGTACAAATTTGGTGGTAAAAAGAGCCACCGTAGAACTTAAGTCCGAGTCAGGTATAATTATGCCCGAGTCAGTGACCGCACAGAAACTAAACGAAGGCATAGTAATGGCTGTAGGAAGAGGTAACCGTGATGCGAATGGGAACTACATGCCTTTACACGTCGTCCCCGGAGATGAAGTTCTGTGGGGGGATTTCCAAGGTAACGATATTGTCCGCGGCGACGATTCATACTGCATACTAGATGAGAATGATATTCTCGTGATACTACGATAATGGCTTTCGTTATACCAAAAGACTCCCTTGGGGAGACCATATTCATGGACAAGTACGCCTACCCAGGCGAAACTACGTGGAAAGAACTCGCTAAAAGAGTCGCTAAAGCTGCTGCTGACCCTGAGTTTCCTGAAGATAGAGAAAAGGTTGAAAAGAATTTTTTCGACACCATTAATGCAGGAGACTTCTGCCCAGGAGGTAGGATTCTGTTTGGTTCTGGTAGAAGTCACCAAAACATGCTTAACTGTTACGTACTAGACCCAGAGGATTCTGTGGAAAGTATAGGTAAGACCATTTCTGACATGTATAAGATTTCATGTGGGGGTGGAGGCATAGGGTTTAATTTTTCTAAAATCAGACCTAAAGGAGACAATATCCAAAACATTAAAAACTCTGCACCGGGGTCTATTAGTGTTATGCGTATGATTAACGAGATTGGCAACCACGTACGTGCCGGTAAAAATCGTCGTACGGCGCTCATGTCCATTCTAGACATTACCCACCCGGATTTCTTGGAGTTTCTCCACGTTAAGCTAGACCGTAATGAGCTTACCAATTTTAACATCTCTGTAGCTATTACCAAAAAGTTTGTAGAAGCGGTAGAAAACGATGAGGAGTGGTATTTTACATTTAACGGACGTCAGAATAAGTACTTTGTTTTTGAAGTAGAACGTGTTTCTGAAGGTGTTGAAGGTGTCGTTGATGTTGTTGCAAAAAACGAAGAAGACGCACTTGGACGCGCAAAACTACACCACCTCAAACATTATGAGGATACCTTTACAAATGCTACAAAGAAGGAAATTCGCGCTCGCGACCTGTGGGAACGCATTGTAGATAATGCTATTGAATCAGGGGAACCTGGAATCTTCAACATTGATTTTGCTAATGAATATACTAATGTCTCTTATTTCGAACACATGCCTGCTACTAACCCATGCGGTGAAGAAGTACTTCCTGCCTATGGCAATTGTTGTCTTGGTCACGTCAATCTGGCTAATATGGTTGACATGGACGGCACTATCGATTGGCGTAGACTGGCTCGTACGGTCCGCACGGGGGTTAAATTTCTAGATAACATTCTAACTGCAAACCATTTCCCTATTCCGGAGTGCAATGAGGCAGGAATGCGTTCACGACGAATCGGTTTAGGTATAACTGGGCTACATTACTTCCTTATTAAAGCGGGTTATAAGTATGGGTCTGAAGATTGTCTGGAGTTTTTGGAGCGTCTATTCGCTACGATACGAAATGAATCCTATAAAGCTTCTATGTATTTAGCTAGGGATAAAGGTAGTTTCTCCGCCTATGATTGGAGCAAAATAAAAGATGAAAAATTCTTCAAAACATTACCTTCTAGAATCAGGTCAGACATCAAAAAGAATGGCCTTCGCAACGCAATTTTACTCACTGTTGCTCCGACTGGAACTATCTCTATGGTACTTGGAGTCAGCACTGGTCTTGAGCCGATATTCGCTCCCGTCTATAAGCGCCGTTGGCGTACTGGCACTGATGGCGTCTGGAATGAGACATACGTGGTCGATGCTCTTTTTAAAGAGTTACACCTTAGAGGTCGTGATATTTCACACTGTGTGGGCGCTTACGATGTTACACCAGAAGAACATATTAAAGTTCAGGCGGTGGTGCAAACATACATTGATTCAGCGGTTTCTAAAACTTGTAACCTTCCGGCAGGATTCAAACCCTCCAACCTCTACGACGACCTCTTAATGTACGCAAATGACATGAAAGGGTTTACGTTTTACCGTGCTGGTTCACGAGGGAACGAGCCTTTGGAAGCTGTTGATATTACCTCTATTGATTTAGACAAACTTATCTCTGACGGAAAATTAGAGGTGGCGTCCGAATCTGTGGATAGTTGTATAACTGGGGTATGTGAGATTTAATGCCAAACTATAATTATTATTGTAGTAAGTGTGATTTAAATTATGTAGATTTAAGAACCTACGAAACTAGAAACGAACCTTTTACATGTGAGGAGTGTGGGACAAAAAAATGCCCTTTAACTTACGACATGAGTAAAAATGCAGAAGGGGGCTCAAAAAGTGGTGTTGTTAATAAGACCATGGGGCAAGTAGTCTACTACGACAAAACAGGTAGTCGCGAGTCTCAAGAAAAACAATTTATGGAGGGGGCTGTAGAGGGCGCAAAAACAGCCCTTAAATATGAGTCGGGGAAGTCCCCATACACTAGACGAAAAATACCATACGAACAACTTGAGAAAGAGGGAGTACTTAAACGCGTCTCCGAGAAAGAAAAAAATGCCAGAATTAAAGCAGGCCAAAGAGTCGTGCGCGAAGCTGGCAAAAACATGAGCAAGAAGGAAATAGAGAGAGCCGGTAAGCGCGGCGATTCAAATTAAACTACTAAACTTCATCGTAACAACCTTGTCAATTACTATAATGTATTGACAAGGTTTTTTTTAACACAATTCAGGAGACATCAATGGCCTATTCATTTTCAGAAAATATACAACGCGGACTTCTTTACCTCGCAAAAAGCGATAAGGAGTTTTTGGTACAGTGCGTACCCCTTATTCAAAGTTCATACTTTGAGTTCCCCCAACATCAACGAGTCTGGTCTGTGCTTAACAGCTATTTTTCTCAATACGGCACGCTACCTACAGACGAGGCTATTTTAGAAGGAATACGTGAGGAGAAAAGCAAGAACGAGTTGATGTCCGATTACCGCGAGGAGATGGAAACCATCAACAGCCTGGACGAGAAATCGCTTGATAATGCAGACTATTACCTTGACAAGGTTGAAGAATTTGCAAAGGAGCAGTGTTTAAAGGAGGCTATTCTTGAATCTGTCGATTTTATTAAAAGGAAACAGTTCTCCAAAGTTGCAGACTCTATTAAAGGAGCCCTTACGGTCTCACGACACGTAGACCTTGGAGCTGATTATTTTGAAAGTATCTCAGGACGATGGGATAAGGCGAAAGATAAAACCCAAGTTGCAAAATACCGAACCCCTTTTCCAGCTGTGAACAACTCCTTAGAAGGGGGACTGTGTGGTAAAGAACTGGCTATGGTGGTTGCGCCCCCTGGTGTGGGTAAATCTCTGTTCTTGGCTAACCAAGCGGTACAGTCGTGTTACGATGGGCACAATGTGCTCTATATCTCTCTAGAGATGTCTG